CTGGCAGTGCGATTGCTAAGTTTGTAGGCGCAAAAGAAGACTTACAAAAGAAAGCAAGTCAAAAAGGAAACCGGGCTGACTTAGAAGAGTTCATGGCTCTTGAACAAATACGTGAACAAGAAGAACAATTAAAGCAGCTTATGATATATGCAGGTCGTCCGGGGCTGTGGCATGACTGGCAAAGGTTTCAAGCGAAGGCTCGTGTAGCTAGAAGAGAGGAACAACAAGAAGCCATGCGTAAACGTAGATTATATTTAGATATAGCAATTATTTCGTTTTTATTTATAGTAGGTTTTCTTGTTCTTGGTTCTATAGTAGCATTAATGCTACACTCACAAGGTAGAATATAATGGCATTAAAAAAATCTCAACAGAGTTTAAAGTCATGGACAAAACAAAAGTGGCGCACTAAATCTGGCAAACCTAGCGCAAAAACAGGTGAAAGATATCTTCCTGAAAAAGCAATTAAATCCTTGACAAGTGCAGAGTATGCTGCTACAACTAAAGCTAAAAGAGAGGGTACTCGTAAAGGTAAGCAATTTGTTAAGCAGCCAAAAACTATCGCTAAAAAAACTGCACGATTTAGGAGAGGGTAATGTTAAACTTACTTGTAGGACCAATAGCTAGTTTAGCTAGTACATGGCTTGAAGGAAAGGTTGAAACTAAAAAAGCAGAGACTGCATCGAAAGTCGCAACGGCAAAGGCTGAAGCGATTATCATGGAAAAAAAGGCGACGGGTGAGATTGATTGGGACTTAGAGATTGCTAAAAGTAAAGCAAATTCGTGGGCTGACGAGTGGTTAGTAATTTTGTTTTCAATACCATTGATATTGGCTTTTGTGCCGGGAATGGAAGAGGTGGTAGCAAATGGTTTTGCGCAGCTTGAGGCCATGCCACAATGGTATCAGTATAGCCTTGGTGTTATTGTTGCTGCCAGCTTTGGTGTACGCAGTGCTACAAAATTCTTTGGTAAAAGGTAGTCCTAATGCCGATGTGGAGTATGCACGAGAGAACTACCGAAGAGCAAGCGAGGAGAAATCGTGGCAGAAGTGACAATGGAAAGATTTCTACGGTGGAAGATACTTCCCCGTCTGATGATGATTGGGATGTCGCTATCGGCTTGGCGGGTAGTGGAGTGGTTCATGTCACTACCAGACCCAACAAGTCAACAAGCAGCACTAGTGAGTGTAGTCACGGGGGCTATGACAGGTGCATTTGCGGTATGGATGGGACATGAGAAATGAAATATAATAAAGATTTATTGATGGAAAAACTTATAGCACATGAAGGATTGCGCCTTCAAGTGTACGAAGATAGTCTTGGCATTGCCACTATTGGCATTGGACGTAACCTAGAAGATCGTGGTATCACCCCAGAAGAGTTAGAATGGATGGACATACCCAATATGGCTATTGTTCATACTATGGGTATTACAGAGGCTGATGCTATGTATCTAGCACAGAATGACGTACAGATTGTCGAAGAAGAACTTCTCCGTTCGCACCCTTGCGTAGAGAGCCTTGACGCTGTACGTCAGCTTGTACTTGTGGACATGGCATTTAATCTTGGGGTGCCGCGTCTATCTGGCTTTAAAAAAATGTGGGCAGCTATTCACGAGGAAAAATTTGATGTAGCGGCAAAAGAAATGCTTGACAGCAGGTGGGCAAATCAGGTAAAATCACGCTCAACAAAACTCGCACATGCTATGCATCATGGAGAGTTTGATGGCTAGAGAACTAACTACAAAGCAACAAGTATTTTTAAATGTGTTGTTTGATGAAGCAGATGGTAACATGGTAACAGCTAAAAAACTAGCGGGTTATTCTGATAGCACAACAACAACAGAAATTGTTAAAGGATTAAAAGAAGAGATACTTGAAGCCACACAAATGTATATGGCACGTAATGCACCTAAAGCAGCAATGGCAATGACAGGCGCACTGTATGACCCGACAGAATTAGGCATACGTGATAAAATGGGTGCAGCTAAAGAATTGCTTGACCGTGTAGGTTTAGTAAAAACTGAGAAGATGCAAGTAGAGGCATCAGGCGGTGTTATGCTTATGCCACCTAAAGCTGTTGTAGAAGATGATGACTAGAAGCATAGGCAAGTGGAAACTGCCGCAGCCAACAGATATTAAAGAAGAAAACGAATGGATACAGATACCTCGTATAGCTAGAACTGTACCCTTTGGATATAAACAGAACGAAGAAGACCCTGACATTCTTGACCCTATACCAGTTGAATTAGACCTTTTAGAAAAGGCACGTAAGCATGTTAATCAATATTCTTATCGTCAAGTAGCTAATTGGTTAAGCACTAACAGTGGTAGATATATATCACACGTAGGATTGAGGAAAAGACTAGCACATGAGCGACAACGTAAGGACACGGCTAAAAGCCTACGCAAGTGGGCAGAGTATGCGGAAACGGCAATCGCCAAAGCAAAGAAAATCGAAGAAGCAAGGACAGGGGCAAAAACAACAGCCGCGCATTGAAAAGATTACACATGAAACATTTAGCGTTGAAGAACATGCTAATGTTTTATTCAAGCCAAATCCGGGGCCACAAACAGAGTTCTTAGCTGCAAGTGAACGTGAAGTATTATATGGCGGTAGTGCGGGTGGTGGAAAAAGTTACGCCATGCTAGCAGACCCGCTCCGCTACATGGGGCATTCACAATTTAGTGGATTGTTATTAAGACATACAACTGAAGAACTGCGAGAACTTATTTTTAAATCGCAGGAGTTGTACCCCAAAATCTGGCCCGGTATAAAGTGGTCAGAAAGAAAGATGCAGTGGACCGCGCCATCTGGCGCAAGATTGTGGATGTCTTATCTAGATAGGGATGAAGATGTCTTGCGATATCAGGGTCTAGCATTTAGCTGGATAGGCTTTGACGAATTAACACAATGGGCCACACCATATGCATGGGATTACATGCGAAGTCGTCTACGGTCCACTGCACCTGACTTGCCTATCTTTATGAGGGCGACCACAAACCCCGGAGGTAGAGGACATCAGTGGGTAAAAAAGATGTTCATTGACCCACATGCGTATAATAAACCATTTGAAGCAACTAATATTGAAACCGGAGAGACTTTACGATACCCCGCAGGACATTCAAAAGCTGGAAAGTCTCTTTTTAAACGAAGGTTTATACCCGCCCGACTTTCAGATAATCCGTATCTTGCGGAAACGGGTGACTATGAAGCAATGCTCTTATCGTTACCGGAACAACAAAGAAGACAACTATTAGAAGGCGACTGGGATATTAAAGAAGGTGCAGCTTTTACGGAATTTAATCGTGATCTGCATGTGGTTGAGCCTTTTACCATTCCTAGTAATTGGGTTAAGTTTAGGTCTTGCGATTATGGCTATGGTTCATATAGTGGGGTTCTTTGGTTTGCTGTTGCTCCTGATGAACAGCTTATTGTGTATCGGGAACACTATGTTTCAAAAGTACTAGCGACTGATTTGGCAGATCAAATACTTGAACTTGAAGCAGAGGATGGCAATATTAAGTACGGTGTTCTTGACAGTTCTCTTTGGCATAAGCGTGGCGATACTGGTCCTAGTCTCGCTGAACAAATGATTAGTAAAGGATGTCGTTGGCGTCCATCAGATAGAAGCCGGGGCAGTCGTGTAGCAGGTAAAAACGAAATACATAGACGACTGCAGGTAGATGAATATACAGAGGAGCCTAGACTTGTATTCTTTAATAGCTGCACAAATGTCATCAGTCAATTACCGTCCATCCCGTTGGACAAGAGAAATCCAGAAGACGTTGATACAAAAGCTGAAGACCACCTTTATGACGCCCTCCGGTACGGCATTATGTCCAGACCCCGGTTCTCTATTTTCGATTACGACCCGCAAGGTAGACCGTCATCGGGTATGCAAATAGCAGATAGCACGTTTGGATATTAACATGGAAATAATATGGTCACTAATGCTAACAGTGTGTATGGATAGTCAATCTTGTATTCAACAAGACGTGCAGTGGTTTGAAGAAAAGTATCAATGTGTAGCAATGAAAGCGTTGCATGAAGAACTACCTATAGATGGCGATTGGAAGACTATAGACTATAAATGCATTATAGTTGGAGCAAAGGAAGTATAATGGCTGAAAATGAAATTATGATTGAGGATGATGCTATTGCACTTGAAGATACAGATGATACTGTAGCTGAAGACGCAGATGTTTCTAATATAATTCCTTTTGTTATTGAGCGTTATAAACGTGCAGAAGATTATAGATATCAGGATGAAGAAAGATGGTTACGTGCATATAGAAACTATCGTGGTTTATATGGTCCTGATGTTCAGTTTACAGAGGCCGAAAAGTCTCGCGTATTTATTAAGGTAACTAAAACTAAAACTCTTGCAGCGTATGGTCAAATTGTTGACGTTCTTTTTGCAAATAATAAATTTCCGCTATCCATAGAGCCAACTGAATTACCTGAAGGAGTAGTTTCAGATGTTCACTTTGATCCGCAAGAACCTGAAGAGTTACGTGGAGAAACAGCTTTATCTAGTCCTTATGGTTTTCCCGGAGATGGAAATGATTTACCTCCGGGTGCTACAACAAAAACTTTACTAGAAAAACTTGGGCCTCTTCAAAATAAATTAGAGCCTGTAGAAGATAAATTAAAAGAAGGACCGGGACAAACCCCAACTGCTATTGAGTTTAGCCCTGCGATGATAGCAGCTAAAAAAATGGAAAAGAAAATACATGATCAGCTTGAAGAGTCTGGCGCAAATAAAAACTTGCGCAGCAGTTCTTTTGAAATGGCATTGTTTGGAACAGGCATTATGAAAGGTCCATTTGCAACAGATAAGGAGTATGCAAATTGGAATAATGATGGTGAGTACAGCCCCATGTTTAAAACTGTGCCACAGGTAAGTCATGTATCTGTTTGGAACTTTTATCCTGACCCAGACGCAAACAATATAGATGAGGCGCAGTACGTTATTGAAAGACATAAAATGTCACGCTCTCAACTTCGCAATCTTAGAAAGCGTCCATATTTTCGTAGTCAGGTTATTGATGAAGTAATTAGTTTTGGTGAAAACTACGATAAGAAATATTGGGAAGATGATTTATCTGACTATGCACCTGAACATGGCATTGATCGTTTTGAAGTGTTAGAATATTGGGGCATGTGTGATACAGACATGTTAGAAGAAAACGGTGTAGTTATCCCAGATGAGTTAACAGAGTTTGATGAATTACAAGCAAACATTTGGATTTGTAATGGTAGACTTTTGCGTATGGTTCTTAATCCGTTTAAACCCGCTACCATTCCATATGTAGCCGCACCATATGAACTTAATCCATACAGTTTCTTTGGTGTAGGTATTGCAGAAAATATGGATGATACGCAGACATTAATGAATGGCTTTATGCGTATGGCTGTGGACAATGCTGTATTATCAGGCAACTTAATTGTAGAAGTAGATGAAACTAATCTAGTGCCGGGACAAGACCTATCTCTCTATCCGGGTAAAGTATTTCGTCGCCAAGGCGGCGCACCGGGTCAAGCTATTTTTGGCACAAAGTTTCCTAATGTATCATCTGAAAATATGATGTTGTTTGATAAAGCACGTCAGCTTGCTGATGAAAGCACAGGACTACCTTCTTTTGCACACGGTCAAACTGGCATCACAGGTGTTGGTCGAACTGCCTCTGGTATCTCTATGTTAATGGGAGCAGCAAGCGGCAGCATTAAAACTGTTATTAAAAATGTGGATGATTATTTACTGCGCCCACTAGGTGAAGGATTTTTTAGATTTAATATGCAGTTTGACTTTGACTCTTCTATTAAAGGTGATCTTGAAGTCAAAGCCCGTGGCACAGAAAGTTTGATGGCAAACGAAGTGCGTAGCCAAAGACTAATGCAATTTCTTAACATTGCGAGTAACCCTGCCCTCGCGCCTTTTGCTAAATTTCAGTACGTAATTCGTGAGATTGCAAAGTCTCTTGATTTAGACCCCGACAAAGTTACCAATAACATGAGTGAA